CTTTATCTATCTAAGATAGATTATGCACCGCTCTCGCCAAGGAGGCCACGGACGATAACAAGACCGTACATATCTGGTCTTACCATCTTCTTGGCGTAACGGGTCATTACGCCTTTACGTGGAACGAAGTCCTCTTGACCAAAGATGGTTGGAGTGACTTGGAGTGGTACGTATGGTGCATATACATAACCGCTTTCAAGGAAGCTGTTACCCTTACGACCAACGAGGATTACGTTACGGAGGAAGTCTGCTGCAACGTATACATCCCACTTCTTGGAGATTGAACCGACGTTAACGGCTCCAACCTCACCCTTCTCGTCTTCGTGAGAAACCTTGGCTCTGAAGCCAGAGGTAAACTCAAGAATGTTAGCAACTTCTGGACCACATACGAGGAAGTTTGCACCACCGCGAAGTGTCTTTCTGTGGATTTGGGCTGATACGTCATTGATTGTTTCAATCAATGTTTCATACCATGCTGAAACAGTACCTGTGAAGTCTGGAGCCTTTGTTGAAGCACCAATCTCTGCACCAGTTGTTCTGTTGACGAACAGACCGGGTGAACGTGACCAGTAGAATGTACCAGCGGTTGCACCTTTGATAAGGTCTTCCATGATTTCACGGTCGATTTCAAGTGCTACATGCTCTGAGAGAAGTGAGGTAAGCTCAACTTCTGCATCGAGATTGTGGTAAGCATTGAGGTCTTGACCGAGTTCTGGTGACCACTTGGCCTTGAGTTTCTTGGTGATAGCAGTTACGCTGACTGACTCAACCTTGATATCCAACTCTGGGATTTCTGTTGAAGCCTCTAGACCCCAAGTTGATGTACCAGCGATTGCACCGAGAGCGTCAACGCCCGCTGGTGAAGCTTGGAATACGTCAATGATTGGGTATTCAAGAGTTACGTTTGTACCAGTTACGTTAGTAGCAAGTGTAGATGCACCAGTTGCTTGTGGAGCATTGAATACAAAGAGGAGACTTGAACCGCTAACGCTTGTTAATCTACGAATCATTGTACCAGAACCAGCAACTTTGTTTCTGTTTGATGCACCAACACCAGCAGAACCAGATGTTAAGTTGATTGCGACCAAGTTCTTAACATTTAGTCTTGTAGCACCGCTTGATGGAGCGAGAGCAGACAAAGCAAGGCTTGCAACTGCTACAACTGAACCAGAGGTGAGGTCTGGGTCGAAGCGTGTGTATTGGTCAATTGTTCCACCATCACCGACAGAGCCAGAAGCAACGAATGTAAGTGAAAGTGAGCCAGATGAACCAGTTGGTGAGGAGTAGCCGTTATTAAGACCGTAGAAACCCTTCTCAGCATTGACACCGGAGAGGTTAACACCGCCTGTTACTTCACGACCAACGATGCCTTGGGCATATGGTGACTCGTTACCAATAGCGGCCAATCTTGGAGTTGTTCCGGGTGTGTATTGGAAATCGAGGAAGAAGATAAGACCAGATGGAAGGCTCATTGGTTGAACGCTAACGAGGTCGTTGGCAATCAATTGAGCGAATACACGACGAACGATTGGGAATGCTACTGAAGCAAAACCTTCAACGTCGCCAGCGGCCATTGTTGAAGACTCGCGAAGAAGCTCTTTGGCTTGGTTCTCAAGAAGAACGGCCATACCTGCACGCTTGCGGTCGTCGGTGATGCCTTCTAGAAGACCAGTCTTTTCCCATTTAGTAAGAAGGGCTGCGCCTTCTTTTGCGAGGTCACGATGAACCATGCCCTCTGTTAATTTTTGTACGATTGACATATTAAATACTCCTTAAATTATTTTTTAATTCCTGCTAAAATTTGCAATCTCTCTAGCTCTGGAACATGAGCTATCTCTTGTTCTCTTCTGCCAGAGATTGAAGATATTACATTTCTTGTTACTGCTTCGTTAAGTGATTTTGGTGCTGTATTTGTATTCGCACTCTGCACGGAACTTTGAAGTGTTTCAAAAATTGTTTTTGCTTCGTCTGGTGTTTTAGCGTTAGAAAGCTTTTCGACAATATTTGATTTTTGTCGCTCATTCAAGGAGACATTGCTTAATACGCGATTTACATAAAGAAGCTTGGCATTAGACAAAGCGAATGAATCCAACTTCTCTTTTAGTACTGAGACAACATTTTCATATTGCTCAACTCTCTTAGAAAGAACAGATTTTTG